AAGAGGCAGAGCGAGGCCAGGGTGGCGATTGAACCAGAACTGGAGAGGGATGTAGAGCGTGTACTCGGGGGCACACTTCGTAACCTCCTCGGATGAGTTGGGAACACCTGAGCCGCAGTCGGCGTCGCAGTCCTCGCCGCCCTGGAAGATCGTGTTAACGAGCTGGGGAACGTTGCCAACCATCTTGGCATAGCCGGCCTGCTTGCCAGCCTCCTGCGTGAGCTCATTCCACACGTGGAGCCAGTCACCGTACTGCTTGTCAATGCGCTGGCCACCGATTTCAATCTCAACGGACTTGACAAGGTTGTGGCCAGGCCAGTTGAGCCAGCGGAACGTGGCGCCTGAGCCGTCAGACGTCTGGAGGACGACTGAGGGAAGCGTGGCCTGGAGGTACATGCGATAGATTAGGTCACCGTTGCGCTGGATCGTGCACGTGACCTTCTTGCCGAAGTTGGGGGCACCATTGAAAGGGTTCTCAATGGACTCCATGGCGAAGTTCGTGTGGCGGCGGTACACGACCTTGAAAAACGTAATCTGGGGGTTACCTGTGAGGTAAACATCCTGGGCACCATAAGCTACAAGCTGCATAAGTCCACCACCGGTCATCTCTTGCTATACCCCTGGTTTAGAAAATAATTTTTTGGAAAATAATTTTAACCGGGAATGACTTTTATAATCAAAACCGCATTATATATTGGTCTAAACAACTAAGGAAGCTAAAGCCTAGAACTAAATGTCCGGGAGCGAAGGAGTCTTCAAGATAAGACCATCAAAACGAAACAACGTTGAAGAACGTACGACATTAGACTTAATTCATCAGCATCATCTTATAAAAATCACAGAAGATAAAGAGGAGACTAAGACCATATCGGAATCAATGGCCGAACTTGAAAAAAGAATTCAAGAGACAAATGATGAACTTATAAGGGGGCAGTTGGAAAACAAGTATATTCGGTTAAAACAACAACTAAATGAGAAACAAAATGACGATCGTGTCTATGATTATTTACTTGATACTGGGGATATATTATTCGAATATTACGATTTACAAAATAAAATATCACAGGGTATTACCACTTCAACCAAACAGTGGGTAAAAAGAAAGCCAGGAGATGTTTTAAGCGCTCTTGAAACTGCTGCGTCCATTGACAATGAGGTCGCTGAGGAAATCCCTGATAAGAAAAAGAAGTCAAAGGATCCAATAAATCGCGATATTTTGTTGGATAAATATCTACAGCGTGTGAATCCAGAATATGTCAAGAAAACGAATGAATTGGATGATATGTCTGGAGAATGCGTGGAATGTGGCACTGATATGATGTTTAGTCAAAATGAGGCAATGTTGTATTGTACCGAATGTGGTATGACAGAATTTATTCTGATTGACAGCGACCGTCCATCTTATAAGGATCCTCCTCGTGAATCATCCTACTATGCATACAAGCGTATCAATCATTTCAATGAACTTCTTGCCCAATTCCAGGCTAAGGGAAGTGCCGAAATTCCTCAGGATATTATTGACCAGATTGTCACAGAATTGAAAAAGCAGCGAATTACAGATTTCAAAAACATAAAATATCGTCAGATGCGTGAAGTTCTTCGTAAATTGCGACTAAATCGTCAATATGACCATATTCCGTATATTATTAGTCGTTTGAATGGAAGTATTGCTCCTGTTATGGATCGTGAAACTGAGGAGAAGTTGCGCCATATGTTTAAGGAGATTCAGCCAAGTTTCCAGAAACATTGTCCGAAAAATCGCAGAAATTTTTTGTCATATTCCTATGTCTTGTATAAGTTTTGTGAACTTTTGGAGTTGGATGATTTTTTGGCAAGTTTCCCCTTGCTAAAGAATCGTGATAAGCTGTATCAGCAGAGTAAGGTCTGGCAGTCTATTTGCTCTGAAATGGCTTGGGAGTATATCAGGAGCATTTGATGATAGGAATTATATCATAATATTTTTTTATACATTATAAAAATCTCTTATTATATCCTGAAATTTTAACTTCTAAATTACTTATATATTTGTTGGTTTTATCCATGTTCTTTTGCGTATAACTTCCAGATCTCAATCCTTGTTTTTTATTCCACGACCAACTAAAACCAGCCCGTTGTTTTCTGGTTTTAGGCATTATCTATTATAGAGCTATATTAGAATGGCAAGACAAACTAAACGGAGAAGACCTTCACACAAGAAGACCAAGAAACAGCGCGGTGGTGTTGGAAAGCTTGGTAATATGGGAGCATTTGGATCCTTATTTGCAAAACGTGGCACACCCCCTCCGACTAATGCGCCACCAGCAAATATTGCGCCACCTAACGTGCCACCAGCGAATGACCCCCTCGCAAAGTATAGAAAAATGATAAAAATGGGACAACCTGAAGGAGCTGTTATACAAAAAATGCTTACAAATGGAAAGAATCCAAAGAATATCTTTCCTTCTTACGCACCTGCGAGTGTAGCGCCTGTTGTAAAGGCAGTAGGGTTTACCCTTGATGAGTTAAAAGACCTCAAGGATTATGTAAATCGTTCTGAAATCGTTGTAAGAATGAAGAAATCAGGATTAAATCCCAACGAACTATATCCTGAACTAAGTTCTGATGAAATAACTACAATTATTGACGATTATTCTAAACCCAGAGATATTCCAGCTCCAGTCCCTGTAGCTGTTTCTACAAATTCTGGAAAATCTATGAAAAATGCACTTTTTTCTGCATTAAAGGGTCGTACAAAGGTAAACGGTGTAAAACAGAATATAAGTTTTTTTACTACTTATACGCCTCAAGAAGAAACTGATTTAAATACAATTGATTCAGCCAGAAAAAGAATAAAGGAAATTGATTTAGTTACCTTACCTGCTGCAAAGAAAAGTATTAAACAGGCCGAGGATAAAGGGCAACAGATTAAAGATTTTCAATTAAAGGCTATTCTTGCTCTACTAAAAGAAAAACGTGACCTTGACGCTACGGTCGCAAATTTACTTACAGATAAACTCAAAAAGAAGGTAGAATTTGTTACTGAACGTTCTCATTCATTGGGTTTTACTGAAGATAAATCAGGACCCTTGCCAAAGGGATGGAAGGCTATGGTAAATTCATCTAGAGGTGACCTATATTATAGACATAAATACACAGGAGAAGCACTTTTTGAACGTCCTACTGAAGAGGCCTTTGCGGTACAAGTACCAGAGGGTTGGACTATGGAAGAAGATGAAGAAGATGCTTGGTATATAAATCAACTTACTGGAAAATCTCAGTGGGAATTACCAACAGAGCCTCCACAGCTATTTAATACAACCGGATACGAACAATATAAAGGATCAAATGGCGCCTATGTTTGGCAAAAGCCTGTAAATGGAAGTGATGTATGGTTTGAATTACGTAATTCAGAAAAAGTATGGTACGAAAATCCAACAAACTACCAAAACACAAAATTCAATAGTCCAGATGGTAAGATGATAAGATAATCTGTGTATTAGATTAAATATTATTACTTTGTTCTCATAGTAATAATATTATTTATTTGATTTTAATTGGTCTAACGACGCATTGGGAAACCTACGAGGTTCGCACCGAGACCGAAACCGGCACCCTGGCGAGCCGTGGCGCCAACTGAGGGGGCGAGGACGTCTAGGAGAGCAAAGACAGCGGCGGCGACAAGGGCGAGGGCGGCGATCTCATCAAGGGGGAGTGAGCGCTTGGGGATATAGATAGCGGCAACTGCAACAGCGAGGCCTTCTAAGAGATACTTGAGCGCACGGTTGACGAAATCTCCAACAGTGCCTGACATTTCTTCTATACTCAGAGTTGCGAAAAAAAATACAATCGGAAGATGCGTAAAGAACTCGTTACTAGAAAGAAGTATAATAGAAGAAATGTCTGCGCCAGTAAAGGAGGACTTTTTAGACGAGGATAATGAAATCCCGGGACAGCGCTTCTGCCTACTCAGTTTCTTAAGTCCTGAGAATGTTCTAGACCGGAAGGATCTGTTCTTTTTTGAGTCCTTTCTTAAGAACTATGAAATTACATGGAAGACAAAGAATCTTGAGAAGTTCCTAGCCAAGCAGGTTATGGATTTCAATAAGAAGCTTGATGATGAGACCACGCGCCTTATGGATTCTGACCTAAGTGGTGCGGCTGATATCTGTCGCCAGAGCCGTATTCGTATTGACGGTGTTCTTGATGCCTATCAGGGTTTCCTAAAGGAGAATGCTTCTGATATCACAAAGACAACTATTAAGGAATCCTATGATGACTTCATGTATGCCCAGGGAAAGCGCCTTGAGGAGGAGTTTCATTCCAAGAACAACTTTCAGACCAGCATTCGTGGACTAAAGCTCCGTGGAAACTATGCGACGCAGGAGGAGGCCACTGCTCGTGCAAAGAAGCTCCAGCGCAGCGACCCTGTTCACAATATCTTCGTAGCCCAGGTTGGAAAGTGGCTTGCCTGGGATCCAAAACCCCACGATGTAGCTGAGCACGAGTATGCCGAGGATCAGCTCAATGACCTCATGAAGGCGTATAAGCAGAATGAGTCGGATAGAGAGCAGTTTTATGCCAAGAATCCTTCGGCCAAGAACGCCAACAAAAAAGATGTAGTCAATGTTGTTGAGCCCACCGCTGACCACGGAGCACTTTTTGACGGCCCTGACCTTGCTCTGCAGCGTAAGATGGAGCGCGACGCTGCATCCAAGAAAGATTAAAGATTAAGAACATTTTCTATTAGAAAAATATCTTAATTACGTCTGTTATTTCTTCTGTTTCTGGTATTAACAACTCTAGGTGTAGTTAAATTCATAAATACAAACGCATTTGTAAAAAACATATTGGATAGACCTAACCCTCCTTGAGCACCTGCCATTGCAGCTGCAATTTCAACAAATACAGCTCCAACCCCCATTGCAAGAATTGAAAGGCCTATTAAAAATAACAATATCTTTACAATTCTTCTTGGTACAGTCATCGTAATATCGTCGGAAATACTTGAATATCCTCCACCACTCTGAGAAGCTTTATAATTCAATTCATTCGCCCAATCTATCACGCCTTGTTTTTCTTCTTGAGTTATACTATCAGCTTTGTTTTTAGCTTCTTTTAAAAATATTTGTGAATATTCTTGTTTCTTTGCTTCAAAGGGGTCGTGATATACCATATTCCCCTTACCAAGGCTCATAACATTCGCCACCTTTGAATGGCGGCCACGGCCAAAATTCGTACGCGCTTGAAATTCGGCTTGATAATTTGCTCTTTCTTGATTGGTTCTAGTATTTTTAGCCTTGCGGGTAAAAGAAGGCCACCAACCCATTCTCTAATATTATACACATATTATACTAAAAGTATAACTTGTGAGTATTTACATGCCCTTGACATTATTTATGTCATAACGGGGAAGAATAGGAACGCAGGTGCTTTGTTCACAGAAATAACCTTCTGAGCAAGGCTTGACACCCTCCTTACAACTAAAATCATTGAAGCCACTTACCGTAGGAAATAGAACTTTTAGATAGGGGGTAAGAAGTAGCACACTGAAAAATACAATAAAGAGTCCAACAAGACTTAGACCAACACCACGTGACATCTTTTTCTAATAATAGTATTTATATTATGGAAGTACGGGAAGGCCTGTATTTGGTGGAAGAGCAGGAGGTTCAGTATTTATACAATACCCATTTCCACAATATGAACCAAATGGACATGCCGGCATATCAATACCACATTGTTGAGCATCGGGAGAACCAATAAAGTTTTCATAGCTTACAAGAAAAAATGAAAGGGCTACTGAAAATAATAATAGGGCAAGGGATGTCCATAGTTGAACACTCATTTCTAATAGTCCTTGCGAACTAATATTGACGGTCCACGCAAGTGTTTGGCAGAACCAGGATCGTATGAATTGACATCTTCTTCCTCGCGGTCACGATAGAAGGTCGCATTATGCTTCCAGAATTCAGGTGCTCCAATACGGAAATCTCCTTGTATGGCAGCCTTGTACCAGAAAATAGCATCTTCTATCTTATTGGAACGTGTATTGTTATTAATTACAAGACATTCAAAATTTTCTGTACACTGATCCATAATTTGACAGAAAAACTCAAAATTTGGAAAGGATGAGCCGAAGTTGTCAAAAATGCGTTTACGATTTGAAATATAGGGTTCGCGCAAGATAAAGACATAATCTACATTTGTACGAAGCACGGGGGGAATACCGAGAGGATACTGCATTGTTATAAGAAAAAAGACTTTTTGATGGCGACCATTCAAGAATAGATAACGAATATTAATGTCACGAATCCAAGAGTCATCATATAAGCAATCATCCAAAATCATAAATGAACGTGGGTCGAGATTTGATTTAATAATAGGTTGGCCAGCTGTTCTAGCATTTTCTTGTTGCTGAATCTTACTTGTAATAAGCTTCTGGCGTTTTACGAAATTGGCAAGAATAGCAGAGTTATATTCTCCATGAATAAAGATTGGAGGAATGATCTTTCCGTAGAAGGAGTTTGATTCTTCTGTACCGCTTATAACTGTTCCCATAGGAATATTCTGGTGATGAAAGAGCAAGTCTTTGACAAGAGTTGATTTACCTGTACGACGACGACCAATGAAAACGCAAACGGCATCTTGGGGAATCATTTTCATGTCGAATTTACGAAGCCTGACACTTTGGGCTGCTAGTGTATTGACACTTGCAGACATTTATTCTATAGTAGCACTTCTGATTGACGAATACAAATATACGCGTTACGCGTGAAATAATCTCTTATTAAAGAAGTATACCCGGGGAGAAATACAATGGTAAAGAGTAAACAGTCGGTTGCCCTAGATATATGTGAAACAAGGTCAATACATGAATCATTTTTTAAAAGTCTTGATTTTAAGTTTTGTGAAGACACAATTTCAATGCTGACAGCCATTTTACCGGCAAAACTTCGTGGAAAGGTGTGTACACTTGATTCAGGTTATACTCTTTTAAAATGGGCTTCAAATATGCCATCCTCAAATGACGGTGTTCTTACTGTAAAAAAGGGTACACAAACGCTGGATGTCAGTGTATACCAAAAAAAGATTCCATTAATTGACCCCTTTCAATGGCTAAAGTATAAGGAAACTTCTGTATTACCCTTCGTATGGAAGAATCAACATAAAAAGGTACTAGATGCTGAAAATCAGGCCTACATTGATATTCTTGGAAGTTCTCTTGTAAGCAAGATTGATTCTCCACATTTCTGTAAATTTTACGGATGTTTTCGCGCGGTAGCAGAAGTTTATAAATATTCTTTGGAGGAAGACCTTGAAGATATACGTTTTACGACTTGGTTTTGGAATGCGATTGATAATAATGAATTTGTTTTGAATATGATTGAGAAGTCTACGGGACGTCGTCTAACCTTGGATGAAATCAAAAAAATTATGAAGCCTGATGATGAATATCTTGAAGATTCAGATTCAGATTCAGATTCTGGTTCTGGCTCTGAATCAGATTCAGAATCCGATTCTGGTTCAGAGTCAGATTCTAGTTTAGAACAAACGCCAACACCGATTGTTCATAATATAAATCTGGAGGAAGTTTCCTTCGATGATAAAAGTGTCGATTCAGAGCCAATTATTTTAACAAAAAAGAAGGGAGTTAATAGTATTAATTCAGATTCATCAGATTCGTCCCTATGCGACGAATATGATATTTTCGTGGAGCTGTCAAATATGCCAATTGTAGTAATGTATATTGAGAAATGCGAGGGAACGATTGATGATTTACTGGAGAACGAGAATACTCCAATCAGTTCAATTGAGGATGAAGTCCAATGGTCTGCGTGGATTTTTCAAATTATAGCTGCCCTCTGTCAACTTCAGGGAGACCTTCGTCTCACACACAATGATTTACATACAAACAATGTTTTGTGGAAAAAGACAGAGGATGAATTTTTATATTACAAGGATAGTCTCGGACGTTCGTATAAAATCCCAACCTATGGTCGTATTTTTACAATCATAGATTATGGTCGTGCAATATTCTCTATTAATAACTTTTTTTGCATTAGTAGTGACTATCAGGATGGAAATAATGCAGCTGGACAATATAATTTTGGACCCCTGGAGGATCCTGACGAACCGAAAGTCCTTCCAAATAAAAGTTTTGATTTGAGTAGATTATCCTGCAGCCTGCTTCGTGGTCTTTTTCCATACAATCCTGCAACAAAGGAGGGAGGAAGTATTATTACACGGGAGCGTGGTTTAGAAATTCGTGAAACAAATCACCCTCTTTTTAATATTTTATGGCAGTGGCTAAGGTCAGAGAATGGTGAAAATATTTTGGAAACGCATGATGGAAATGAGAAATTTCCAGGCTTTGATTTATATATTGAAATAGCACACCATGTAAAAGATGCTGTGCCACGTCTACAATTATCTCATCCTGCGATGAAACAGTTTTTAATCAGTAATATTCCTGCTAGTTCTAAACCGATTTTAATACCTCTCTAAAAATGAGCTGGTCCAACCTGTACATCAATCTCAGGAGTCTTCGCAGGGAGACTAGCAGTATTTGCTGCGCTAACAACCGTTGTCGTAACTGATTCTGTGATACTAGTCATAGAATCAGGAACTAGTGTCCATGCCATTGCAACAAAAATTCCACCGAGAATAGCATCACGAATGACAGCCTTCACTTTAATTTCGGATTCGTCAGAATACTTCTGAAATCCTGCGCTGGCAGCTGCCACGACTAATGCGCCAATAAATACACTTATCCATAAGCTTGTTTTTGTCAGGTCTAGGTCCATAGTTCTGACAAAAAATAGTAAATTGATTTGGTTGTTTAAACGCATTATAGAGATTCAAAATCTCCTAATTCTAGAGGTTCGGTGGCATTCTGCGTTAAATCTTCGTAATCACTGAGAGCTTCCTCTGTATCGTCAACAAATTCTATTGCGTCTGAATCAGCTGTTGTATTTTCAACATACCCAATGCTTGTCGTATCTCCATTTTCTGTGATAACCTGGTCAAAGTTGGTAAATCTTACTGAGGGTTCAGTGTCAATAACAAGTGTTTGTGGTTTTTCTACCTCGGGGGGTTTAACTGATTCTGGAACAGGGGCTACAGGAGCTTCAGGAGCTTCTGGAGCTTGAGGAGCTTCTGGAACCACTGGAGCTTCTGGAACCACTGGAGCTTCTGGAGCTACTGGAACTTCAGGCACTACTGGAGCCTCAGAAACCTCAGGAATTTCTGGTTCATCCTTGCTAACAATTAAAGGAAGGTCTGCTTCTTTTTCTTCTGTCTTTTCATCGGCTTTCTCCTCGGCTTCCTCTTCTTCTTCCTTATCATCACCTTCAACGGGGTCAGACAAGTAATCCTTCAAGATATTTTTTACAGGCAATAAGCCACGTATTGCCTGTCCAATTCCTTCATGAATTAGCCCTTCAATCTGGCGATGATTTTTCTGTTTCTCAATCGGACTTAGTTCATTGTGAAATAGATAGGCAGAAGACCAAAGTAGACGACTACACTCACTTAGAGAACGATGAAGAAAATGGTCAAGCTTTGGAATCGTAATTTGTACACGCTTATTCTTATTGCCTATACGAATAGCTGTCAGAACCTTTGTATGGGCAATAAATACAGCTGTAACAAGCTCTTCTAGATAATCACACTGTATGTCAACTATAAATTTCTGTATCTCTCTCTGAACCTTATCAATGTTCCATTCGGGGATTTGACTCAATAGTTCTTGAAACTTCCAGAGCTGACGTTTTTGATTTGCTTCTTCTTCTGAAGCCTGTTTAAGACAAGTCATGAAAAATCTATGAAACGTAGGGACTATGAATAATACTAGTTGTTTAGTATATTCACCCTTCGCTTCGGCATAAACCGAAGCACCAGAATCATGGCTATCCATATACTCTAATTCTTAAACACTTTCAGGATTTGTTAGTAAAACGCGCTCTAGACACACCTTTGTGAGTAGAATCCATGGATTCAATCCATCTCCCATTTTTTTGTATATTTCTATCTGTTGATTTGCAGGCGATGTTTTCAGCAATTCATGCAGGAGTTTGTCGGGAAGAAATCCATGTTGCCTTGCATATAATACATTTGCACAGACATCTTTTACAGTAAAACCAGGCGACCACATCTTCATTTTTTGCTCATTCGTAGCCAATAATTTTCGAAGTTCAGCATATCCACGTTTTTCAAGTTGTTGAAAGGCAAACTGTTTACGAAAACTTATATTTGGCATAGAAATCTGTTGGCATCGGCTCAAAAGTGGTGGATTAATCGTCACCTCATCTCGCACTTCCAGGGCAAATTCCACATTTGATGTCGCGGTTTCAAGAATTCGTCGTAAAAAAGCCTGTGCGTCTGTAGTCAGAGTATCAGCCCCTTCTAGCCAGATTAATGTCGGCTCCTTACTGCGGTGCTGACTAAATAGATATGAACGACCTTGACGTAAACTTCTATCCGTTCGTACTGCGTGGCGAATTAACCGTGCCCCAGACTTTGCTGCACGTTCGCGAATCCATGTACTTTTTCCAGAACCACTTGGTCCACTGACCAACCAGGCCAGTTTCATTAGTGTTAGAACTTAAATTTTGTTTAGACCTTCTTGTAAAGAACTAAGTAAAATTTATACGCACTTTATTATAGGGGGCGATTCTCCTTACCTTCCTCGTTATATCTTCCAATTACTGAATACAGAATTGATTTATCCTTCCCAGGAACGTGAATCATTAGTGGATGAGAATAAGTTTTATTACATGTTAGCAACCTGCGATTTAAATCCCAATCAACATCCGTTTTCTCATTCAAACCACTACAGGTTAAAAAGAGTTTTGCATGGTGATCCAATTCAATCAATTCGCGATGTTTAAAATACTGAGTAGTCCAGAAACGTTGATCATCTTCATTATCCTTAAATTTATATTCTGCCATACATTTTCTCAGAGCCCAAACACGACCAATAAAAAGTCCACTATTTAGGAATTTAAATTCGATTCCAGGAAGGGAGTCATATTTTGATTCGACGTGCTTGTCTGGATGACAGATTTTTTCAGCACTAAAAACGATCGGTTTTTGAAACATTAAAAATCTGCGTTTTATTTCTTTTTGATTTCCTAAAACTGCAACATCATAAGCATCTGAAAAAAGAATAATGTCAGAATCTCCAAGCTCAGGTCTCTGTATAAAACGGTGGACTTCACGAAGTTTAATACCAAAATTTCCTTTTGCCTTCCAACCAATAGCACGGTCTTCTTCAAGTCCCAATACCCTTACTTCTTCACCATATGAGTGACAGGCATCTTGAATATGTGTTAAGACTGGATGAGGTTTAGTCGCAATTGTTATATAATGTAATGGAGTATTGTTATGTATAAGGAAATGTATAAATAGTATTGCCATGCTAAGAAAAAAAAGAATCATAGCATGCCATATGGCATTCATCCTATTATAGAATATATTAATGTGCAGCTGTCGCGGCCATGGCTGCAATACGATGAATACTCTGTTGTAGAGGGTTATTGTCTACTGCCGATACAATATCGGGTGTTAAACGTTCAGCCGCCACATCTAGGCGCAAAGGAACACGGTGCTTTATTAGGCCAATATCTCCAACACCAGGAGTCATAGTTTCATAGCGATTTCCAGCATTTACACGGTCATTTACATCATCACTTGCAAGGCGTTTGGCTGTTTGACGACCAGGGTCTCCATCAAAAATAGCAAGTCCTCCATTTCCTGCCAATGGCTTACGACCTTTCGCAATCTGTTCCTTATTGGGATTCGTGCGCATGTTATAGGCGAAGTCCTCGTTCATGTAACCCCATGAAGAATTTGCACCAGCTCCATAATATTCACGGTCACTGAGTTGCGCCTTCTGTGTTGGACGAGCAATATCCTTGGGGTCATAGACCTTGAGGCGATTTGGAGCACTCGCAGCAGAAGCAACACCGCGGTAATTCCAGTTAACCGTTGTTTCCTTGACTGTTGTACGAGCCACATCATTGGGATCCCAGATTGTGACTGATGGGGCACCACCAGCAGGGCCAGCGGGTCCAAAATCGCTTACACCATCTTCCATTTCGGCACGGCGTGTTGGCCTCGCATCATCAAGATAGTGAGTTGGAACTTGGCCTGAATCGGCAGGAACTAAATTGAGACCCATTGTGCGCTCACTTGTAGCCGTACGTTCATTTGGACGATTCTCATAACTGCTACGACCATAATCGGCCTCAGGAGAGTCAGGATTACTTGTATAGTATGAGGTAGTGTCTGCGTTACGGAAACCTGCGCCACCATACTGCTTTGTCATTGGTGTGCGGTATGAACCAGCTACATAACTCTGGTGGGTATCTTGGCCGGCAGCAGGACCAAAGGCTTCCGTTGTTGTATCCGTACGAGTTGTGTGAGGAAGAATTTGTATTGGGCGAACAGCTTCCTTAGTAATTTCGGCAGGACCAGCAGCTCCAGCGCGTGAGTTTGTCTCATCAATATAGAACTTATCAGGACGGTACTTACGAACTTCACCTGCATTGTCCATTGAATTACCGATAAAGTGTTGGCCAGGAACAACAGGTGCATTGTAAGAAACCTTGGGATTATTTTCCGTACGAAGTTGGTCAGTTGTTCTGGGTCTCATAATCTCATTCACTTCAAACTGCTGAAATCCACCTTTGCCAAGCATTCCATAACCTTCATTTACGCCTGGAGCAACTTTGGTAGGCTCAAAGGGTCTCTCACCTCCACGATTTCTAGGAGCATTGATACGACTTTCAATAAAATCAGTTGAACTTTCAAGGCCAAAGGGATTGCCAAAGGGGCGTTGGTAGTCAAACATAGTCTCAACTTCCTTTTTTGCAATTTGTGTATAACCAGCTCCAGTGAAGGAATCAAGAACTGAATTATTTACATTTGCCCTCATATTTTGCTTTACGCGACCACCAAAAAAAGGAACCATATTATTGTGTTTGAATTCTGAAGGGGGGATATTTTGTCCACTAAGAGCACTCTTAACATCTTCCGAAACATATTGAGGATTTGATTCTATACCTGCTGCGTTTTGACGAACTTGGGGTGTAAAATCTTCTACAGTGATTGGTTTGGGGCCT